AGGGGTGGTTTTGTGAAGCTTTGCACGTTGTAAAGTTTTAAATATAAACTGTACAAATTTTGTACAACTTGCCAAACGCATTAACCAGCTTTGCAAGTTTTACAACTGTACAATTTTTGTACAGCTCTGAAACTGTATAAATTTTGTACAGCTTGACAAGTAGCCCGTAAATCTTGCCACGCTTTGCAAGTGTGTACAGTTTAAACGCTGTAGCTACGGGCTTTACAGGGGAGGGCAGGTGTGCCACGGGGGGTGGGTGGGTATATATATAGTGGTTACACATTTCTACCCAGTTTCAGACGTTAACCAGTTGCCCGGCTTAACACTACAAACTCTACAATCTTGCTAATCTGTATATGTTTTTTGACAAGCTTGTAAAGTAGTTTTTGTTGGGTATTATACTGGTATGTAACGGGGGGTATCGTTACACTCATTATACATATGAAAACACCTTTTGTCAAGTACTATCGAAATTAATTTTAAAAAGCAATATAAAGCTTGACAAACTGGTAAATGGCGTATATAATAATAGGCATGTCTTACTTACCGGAAAAGAAAAGAAACTTAACGGAGAAGCAGCAATCGTTTCTAGATAACCTCGTGGAAACACGGGGCGATTTTAAAAAGTCAGCCGAACTTGCAGGATACCAAGGAAATCACTATCAAATCTTGAAATCACTTAAACATGAAGTAGTGGATTTAGCCTCAGACGTACTTGCAAGGGAAGCCCCTACTGCAGCTTTTAAGTTAATTGAAGTCCTTAATTCAGATAGACCTGTGCCTCAAGCTAACTATAAGTTACAAGCTGCACAAACTATACTGGATAGAGCCGGTGTGGTTAAGACAGATAAGGTGCAAGTAGACCATAATGTTAGTGGAGGTATATTTATATTACCAGAGAAACATACTGTAGAGTTAAAAGAGACTTCTGATGGTGTGTACGAAGATATAGTTGAAGAATAAATAACATGAAAGTATTTTTAACTGAATTAACTATGCATGGTAAAACATATGCCGGTCCTAACATTATTGCTGAAAACATGGATACAGCAGCCATAGCTGCCGAACAGAACGGATTAGAGCTAGTTGGTGAGTTAGATACAATAGTAGTTGATAACTCTGGTAATTCTCACTATACTGAGCTTTCTTTAGAGGAGACTATACACTAATATGCCAAAGAAAACAACAACTAAAAAGAAGTCAACCGTAAACAAAGCAGGTAACTATACCAAGCCGACTATGCGTAAAAGACTTTTTAATAAGATAAAAGCTGGTAGTAAAGGTGGTAAGCCCGGACAATGGAGTGCTCGTAAAGCTCAGATGTTAGCTAAACAGTACAAGGCTGCCGGTGGAGGTTACAAGTAATGGCACTTAAAAAATCTCAAAAGTCTTTAAAGAAGTGGACTAAACAGAAATGGACAACTGCAAGTGGTAAGAAATCTTCAGAAACTGGAGAAGTTTACGCACCTGCAAAGACTATAAAGAAGTTAAAGTCTACTGCAGCAGGTCGTAAGAAACTTGCAGCAGCTAATAAAAAGAAAAGAGCAGCTACTAAAAAAGGTAAACAACATGCTAAACATGGTTTACACAAAGGAAAGAAAAGATAATGGCAAAGAAAAAAGATTCAAGATTAGAACGAGCAGGAGTTAGTGGTTATAACAAACCCAAGCGTACTCCGAATCACAAAACTAAATCGCACATTGTCGTAGCTAAAGAGGGAGATAAAGTTAAAACCATTAGGTTTGGTCAGAAAGGAGCTAAGACTGCAGGTAAACCTAAGTCAGGTGAATCTGCTCGTATGAAAGCAAAACGCAAATCTTTTAAAGCTCGTCATGCGAAGAACATTAAACGAGGTAAAATGTCAGCAGCTTATTGGGCTGACAAGGTGAAGTGGTAGATGGCATACTCTCAAAAAGTAGTAGATAGGTTTGAAAGTGTTTTAAACAATCCAGAAGCACATGCTGTTGGAAGGTTTGACCCTAAAGACCCTAACGTTGCTACAGGCATGACAGGAGCACCTGCATGTGGAGATGTTATGAAGTTACAACTTAAACTAAACGAAGACGTTATAGAAGATGTTAAGTTTAAAACCTATGGTTGTGGAAGTGCTATTGCATCCTCAACTATGTTCGTGGATATGTTAAAAGGTAAAACTATAGCAGAAGCAAAGCTTATCAAAGATAAAGATATTGCAGAAGCTTTAGAGTTACCACCAATCAAACTACATTGTAGTGTGTTAGCAGAAGATAGTATTTCTAAAGCTATAGAAGATTGGGAACAAAAACTTGCAAGACGACAACATAATTATTATACAGATGAGTAAACAGATAGGCACAGACGATAAACCTTTTACTTTTAGAAAAAGTATTTATGGTAAAAGTGATGGTGGTAAAGGAGCAAATCCTAGACCCGGAGTGTATACTCAACAGTATAGAGATAATTTCGATAAGATTTTTGGTAAAAAATCGGGAGATAAAAATGATAAAACAAAAGATTAACTTAGTGGCTGATTGGTTTCTAAGTGTGCGTAAGAGGCTTTCTGAGAAACTTAAAGTGTGTAAAACGTGGTGTTCTCAGAAGGTCCAGCATTTTCACAAATTTATGAAACAAACTAGAATTAATAAAATTGTAAGGAAATTTATTAATAGTGAAACTAAAACTAAAAAAACAACTAAGAAATCAACAACGACAAAGAAGAAGACTACAACACAAAAAAAGTAAATGCCTATTAAGTTTAAACCATCAGTCAAAAAGTACGACAGAAAAACTGGTGTAAATACAGTAGAGCATTACTATATTAAGAATACAAGTAAAGACGATTTATTAAAGGAATTAGAGTCTCAACATTTAAAACCTAAGTTAAAACAAAAAATTCAAAATGAACTTAGACGTAGAGAACAGCATGACAAATGAATATATTAGACGTACCTCATCAACAATACCATTTGGTTACGAGTTAGTAGATGAGTCAAGTACGTATTTAAAACCTGTAGAAGAAGAACTAGATGCACTACAAGTAGCTGAGAATATGGTAGTAAACGAAGAAGTGTCATTACAAGCTGCATGTGATTGGTTGGAATATAAAACAGGTAGAAGAATTTCTAGTCCCGGATTAAAGAAACACGTAGATAAAAAATATGGATTACGAAGCGAAAGACTGGGAAGTTAATCCTCATCTTTACGTACAAGATAGCGAAGGCAATTTTGTAAAAAATAAAGATGGTACACCACGTAAGAAAGGTGGTAGACCTAAAAAGGATGCAGAAGCTGTAGCCCGTAAAACAATTACTCGTAAACAAAAAAACATTCAGAAACTTGAAGAGAAGCTACAGAATGCTAAGAAATCTTTTAAAAAACAAAAAGACACTCTTCAAAAATTAGATAATACTAAAGAAGGAGTAGTTAGTCCTGAAGACTTAGACACTCTTCCTCAAGCTGTTAAAGAACAGTTAGACAATCATAATGTATTATTTCACGCTAACGAAGGTCCACAAACAGACTTCCTTGCTGCTGGTGAGAAAGATGTATTGTATGGTGGAGCTGCAGGTGGTGGTAAATCATATGCTATGTTAGTAGACCCATTACGTTATGCACACAAGAAAGCTCATCGTGCTTTAATACTTAGAAGGTCTATGCCAGAACTTCGTGAGATGATTGATAAGTCTCGTGAGTTATATCCACAAGCTTTTCCCGGTGCTAAGTTTAGAGAAGTAGAAAAACTTTGGAACTTTCCATCCGGTGCAAAGGTAGAGTTTGGATTCCTTGAAAGAGATGCTGATGTTTATAGATACCAAGGACAAGCATATAGTTGGATAGGCTTTGATGAGATAACACATTTACCTACAGAGTTTAGTTGGAACTATCTTGCTTCACGTTTAAGAACAACAGACCCTGAAATACAAACATACTTACGGTGTACAGCTAACCCCGGTGGTGTTGGTTCACAATGGGTAAAGAAAAGATATATAGAACCTGCAGAACATTACACAAGTTTTGAAGGTAAAGATGGTTTAAGTAGAAAGTTTATACCAGCTAAATTAGCAGACAATCCTTACTTATCTGAAGATGGTGTGTATGAGCAAATGCTTAAATCATTACCACCTATACAACGTAGACAACTGCTTGAAGGTAATTGGGATGTAGCTGAAGGAGCTGCATTTGTAGAATTTGACCCTCATACACATGTTATTACACCATTTGAACTACCAATTAACTGGGAAAGAATAAAAGCAGTTGACTATGGATATGCTGCAGAAAGCTGTTGTTTATGGGGAATATTGGATATAAATGACGGAACTTTAATAATTTATAGAGAATTATACAAAAAAGGC